ATGCACAAAGAATATAACCCGAAAGCCCCCAAGCGCCAAGTCTACGACAACCTTCAGGCCGCCCTTGATCTGGCCGCGAAAGGTATCCCCGTTCTGCCTTGGCATTGGGTGGATCGGGGCGGGAAGCGGCAGAAGGTGCCACGCATCACTGACTGGCCGAACAAGGCGACGACTGACGCCCGGAGAATTGAACGCTGGTTCACCAAGTGGCCCGACGCTCAAGTTGGCTTTGTCACGGGCGAGCGTTCGGGCATCGACGTAGTGGACCTAGACCGGAAGCATGGGAAAGACGGCGTGGCGGCTTGCGACGCCGCTGGCATCAAAGTGGACTCTCCCGTCGTGGTAGAGACCAGCACCGGCGGCTTGCATCACTGGTGCGCCCACGTGCCGGGACAATGCAGCGCCCAAGACCTTCTGGACGGTGTGGACGTGCGCGCAAATAGCGGCTGGGCAGCTGCGCCGGGCTCGGATGGCTATCGCTTCGTTTCGGGCGACGTGGACCTGTGGGCCACACTTCAGAACATCGGCTTCGCGCCAAAATGGCCCGAAGGGCTTGAGCCTCAGACGCGACCCGAGGGGACCGCCTTCGAGCCGGTGGGCATCCCCTTTGAAATCCTCTCCGACGCCGTGCTGTCCATCCCTAGAAAGGTGCGTGAACAGCTCTACGGCACGGAGGGCGCATGGTTCGCCGCCATTCGTGCGATTCACGATGAAACCGGAGGCAGTGAAGACGGGCGCGAGCTGGCCCATAAGTTTTCTGAAGGCTGGGGCGGCTACAGCTTTGAAGAGACCGAAGGCAAGTGGATTCGCCCCGATACGCACACCGGGGCCAAGGCTAGCGTCATGGGGCTGATCCGGGTGGCGCAGCGCAATGGGTGGAACAGCGAAGCCTTCAATGCTTTGCAGATTGCTGACGACTTCGACGACCTGCCCGTGCCCGGGGCGGGGGCAGAGAGCGGCGATAGTTTGGTGTTCCTTAGTCCGGGCGATTGTGCCGCCACCCCCGCCCGTGCCTACATCATAAAGGGACTCATCGCTCAAGGTGACGTGGTGGCCGCTGTAGGCGCACCGGGCGCGGGCAAAAGCCTCTTAATCCCTTATCTCTGCTATGCCGTCGCGCAGGGGCGCAAAGTCTTCGGGCGGCGTGTGACGGCTGGTGGCGTCTTCTACGTGGCAGCGGAAGACGGACACGGGATGCAGGGCCGTGTGACCGCATTGAGGGCAGAGCATGGCGACGCCCCCGATTTCGCAGTGATCCCGAACGTCTCCGATCTTCTGAGCAAGCAAGGCCAGCTCAAGGCCCTGCAACGGGCGGTCAAGGAGCGGCGCCCCGCACTTGTCGTGATCGACACATTGGCCGTGGCGTTCCCGGGGCTGGAAGAAAACGACGCAAAAGGCATGGGGCAAGTCGTGGCGGCTGCCCGATCCCTGACCAAGTGGGGCGCGGCTGTCGTGCTGATTCACCACGACACCAAAGCGGGCGACGGGCTGCCCCGTGGACATAGCCTCTTGAACGGCGCGCTGGACGTGGCGCTTTACCTGAAGCGGGAACACGGCGTGGTGAGCGTGAAGCCGTCCAAGAACCGCAACGGCACGACCGAGCAAGAGCTGGCCTTTACCGTGGGTGTCCGGGAAATCGGCACCGATGAAGACGGGGACGCGATCACGGCGGCGATCTGTGAAGAGGCAGACAATGCCAGCCGTGCTCGTAGTCCGCAACTTACCGCCAGTGCCCGCGCGGCTCTTTCCGTTCTTCGCGATCTGGGAAGAGGCACAATGCGCGTGCCGGAAGAGTCTTGGCGGGACGCCTGCATTGGCGGGCGCGAAGTATCTGCTTCTGACAATGTGGATTCGCGACGCAAAGCCTTCAAGCGGGCCGTAGAAAGCCTGACCCGGGAAGGAGTGGTCATTTTCGCAGACGGCAGATTCGTGGAGCGGAAAAGCGACAACGAACAATTCACCGAGGACTTTGACGATGTATAGGGCCGGACAGACTCGGACATTTCCGGACATGTCCAGACTTGTCCGCCGGGCAGAAATGGGCGCGAGGCCGGACAGACACGGACACACCCCCTTAGGGGTGTCCGGGTGTCCGGTCCGTTCACGCCCCGGACAGCGAAGAACGATGCAGCACTACAAAACGATCCCGAATGACATGGCAATCAATCAGGTAGCCTTGCCACCCAGCGCGCCGGGCGTTTGGAGAAAGCGGCTTCCGTGGCGCGAACATTTCAGGGATTTGCAGGTCAGCCGACAAGAAGTAGATCGCCCAGTCTTGCGTCCCCTTGCGCCTCAAGACGACAAAAAGGGGGAAGTAAATCCCCGCCTTCATCCTCTCGGATTGCGGCCCCCAAGCAGCGCCCAAGATCGATTTGGGCAGACTGGTTTCATCTGCTGCGTTGGCCGATTTAACTCGGGCAAGGTAACCACAAAAGTCGCATATGAGATCGGCGCACTTGAAGTTGGTCGGCAACTGCTTAAGCGTTCCAGACTTTTTGCAAGATGGGCAAGCGCACGCCTTGGCGACGAGTTTTTCTCCCCATGTGCCGAGCTGCTGACGTGCTGTCGCCATGTCTCATCCTTCATCAGTTGTCCTGCTGCTCTACACCATAATCCTACTTCCGGCACGGGTCCTTTCCTGATGGTGCGCAGCGCGGGTGACGCGGAGCCCCGGCGTTTCCCTCTTCAGAAAAAATTTCACACGGGAAACCCGATTCCCGAGTTTACCGGCGTTCCCGCCGTTCCCGAGATTACCGGCGTTACCGAGAGGCCCTGAGCAATGACGATTACCGCAACTGAGCTGGCCGAGATTGACGCGCTGGTTTTCGCACCCGACCCGGAAACCGTCACCGCTGGCGAGCTGGCGGAATGGGTCGGCCTTACCGGGAACCGCGTTTCGGCCCTCGCCCGGGAAGGCGTGATCCCCCGGGACGCCGACAAGCGGTTCCCGCTCCGGGCCGCGATCCGCGCATACTGTGACCACACCAGAGCGGGGGCTACGGGCCGCCGGGCCGACGCCGAGCTGGCCGCCGAAAAGCTCCGGCTGGCGAAAGAGAACGCGGACAAGCTCGCCTTCCAGAACGCCCGAGCCCGTGGCGAGCTGATCGCCGCCGCCGAGGTGGAACGCGAATGGGCTGGCGTGCTGCGGGACGTGCGCGCCGCCTTCCTCGCCCTGCCGAGCCGGGCCGCTGGCAAGCTCGGCCACCTGACCCCGCATGACCTTGCCGCGCTGGACGCCGAAGTCCGCGACGTGCTGATGGAGCTGGCCGAACATGAGTGACACCCTGACCCGAACCCGCCGCAACGCTATGGCCGCGCTGAAGCCGCCGCCGCGCCTGAGCCTGCCCGATTGGATCGAAGGCACCATGCGGCTGCCTGAAGGCGTCTCGGCCACCCCCGGGCGTGTCACGCTCTGGCCTTATCAACGGGGCATCGCGGAAGCCATTTCCGACCCGCTCATTGAGCGCGTGACCGTGGTGAAGCCGGTGCGCGTCGGGCTGACCACGCTGCTTTCGGGCACCGTGGCCGCATACATCGCCAATGAGCCCGCGCCGATCATGGTCTTGCAGCCGACCGAGGCGGACGCCCGCGACTACGTTGTGAGCGATCTGGAACCGATCTTCTCGGCCACGCCGGAGCTGAAGGGGCTTATGTCTGCCGAGACCGACGAAGCCGGGCGCAACACGCTGCTGTCCCGCCGCTTCCCCGGTGGCAGCCTCAAGGTGGTGGCAGCCAAGAGCCCCCGGAATCTTAGAAGGCACAATATTAGGATTCTGGCGATCGACGAGGCCGATGCTATGGAGCCGGGGGCCGAGGGCTCGCCCCTCACGCTGGCCGAGCGCCGCACACTGAGCTTCCCTAATCGCAAGATCGTGCTGGGCAGCACCCCGACGCTTGAGGCCACGTCCAACGTGCTGCGGAGCTACGCCAACAGCGACTCCCGCGTCTATGAGTGCCCGTGCCCGCACTGCGGCGACTTCCACGAAATCATGTGGGCGGACATTCAATGGCCCGAGGGCGAGCCCCTGAAGGCCGCCTATGTCTGCCCGAGCTGCGGGGCCGTGACCGAAGAGCGGCACAAGCCCGCGATGGTGGCCGCCGGGCGCTGGCGGATCACGCGGCCCGAGGTGGAGGGCCACGCCGGTTTCCGGCTCAACGCGCTTGTGTCCACGCTAGCGAACGCCTCTTGGGGCAAGATCGCCCAAGAGTTCCTTGAATCGAAGGCGCATCCCGACAAGCTGCAAGTCTGGACCAACACCCTCATGGGCCAAGGCTGGCGTGAGGCCGCCGAAGAGATCGACGACGCGGCATTGGCCGCCCGGGCCGAGCCTTTCGGTCTGCCCGACGCGATCCCGGGGGACGTGCTCTTTGTCACCTGTGGCGTGGACGTGCAGCGCGACCGGCTGGAAATGGTCTTCGTGGGCTGGGGCCGGGATGAAGTCTTCATCTTGGCGCAAGACGTGATCTATGGCGACCCGTTTGGGGACGACGTGTGGGCCGAGCTGGACGACGCCCTGCGCACCGTTTGGAAACACCCCAAGGGCGGCTTCCTGCGCGTGGACGCCACGGGAATTGACGCAGGGGACGGCCTGACGATGACCCGCGTGCTTGACTTCTGCCGCCCCCGCATGGCCCGCCGCATCTATGCCGTGAAGGGCGCATCGGGCGACCGGCAGGCGATCAAGGCCAGCGACACCCGGGGCGCGCGGCTCTTCATTGTGGGCGTGGACGGGCTCAAGGGGCAGCTAATCAACCGGCTGACCCGTGGCCGCTCTGTCCGCTTCTCTGACACGCTGGAAGGGCGCTTCTATGAAGAGCTGGCGTCCGAACGGCTGGTGGTCCACTACCGGAAAGGCGCACCGATCCGGCAATGGGAACGCACCCCGGGCCGCCGGGCTGAATCCCTCGATTGCGTCATCTACGCAATGGCCGTGCGCAATCTGGTCAACGCCAGCGTGGACCGCCGCGCCGAAGAGGTTCAGGCGGTGACAATGCCCAAGCGCCGCGCTACCGTGGCAAAAAGTAAATGGCTTGAGGCGAACTAATGAGCAAATACGACGAACTGCGCGCCGCGTTTTCGACCTACAAAGAAGCGGAGCGGAAATATGTAGAAGAAAATCAGGCGCTCGCGCTCCTTATTGTGAATGGCTTGCGCGACTATCTGGAAATGCCGAAGAGCTTCTCCCGGAAAGAGGGCAACACGACCTATAGCCAGTCCTACACCCCGTTCTTCAGCGTGGATGAAGACGGCAATACCGAGGAAGAGAAGTTTTTCATGGACGCGCTGTCGCACCTATCAGACGGCTCATTCAAGTTTGCCTTTGGCGTTATTCTGGAAAGGTCCGAAGGGGCGTTCCCGAAGCACAATCTGATTTTGCATGTTGAATGCAAGCGGCGCGGGGAAAAGGTGAATATCGACGTTTCGGGCAAAACTCTGGACGCGACTTTTGACGGGAAGAACTGCCCAGAAATCGAGAAAGTCCACGAACTGATCTTTGGTCAGGTCATGGAATGGCTTCAACATCGCCCGGGCGATGGTCACGGCTTTTCTAAATTCGGGTTTGCCATGCACTAATCGAAGCGATTCCGCTTCCACTCCACTTGCTGCATGAGCGACTTGCGGGCGGCTTCGGGCAATTCCTCGATTGTCTCCACCCGCCAGCCGCGAAGGACAAGCCGAATGAAACGCTGGGCGTTCCGTTCGGCTTTCTCTTTTTGGCGCTTTGTGGGCATATGCTCTACTCGCGATTTTGCCAACGCATGGCACCTATTTCTATTTCTCGCAGAGCAGCAAGCCGAACATCGTAAATGTTTTGTGGGATTACTTCATGTTCGCCACGCCCATCCAAGACGGCGATTATATCTTCTCGAAAGACAGTCATAGAGATTACAGTCGGAGCTCGATCAATTCCGGTCTTCCTCATGGCGAACCATGCAGCGCAATCGAAGCGCGTCGTCCAAGAGAGGCCGTCTTGCAGCTCTTCGGCTGAGCAACGCCCGCCACGATATATCGTGGGTTCCTCTGGAAGGTGCGCAGTCGGAAATTCTGCGTAAAGGCACCACAGCACTAAGCCCGGGAAACCACCTGCAACTTCTATCGCGCTTAGGTAATCTTTCGATTGTCCGAGTATCAACTCCAGAGCCTCGCGAAACTCGGCAACGTCGCACCCGTCTTCATACATCTTCCCAACTAGTCGCGCTCGTGCGCTCGGGGTTGCGCGATAAACATCCCGAAGAGTCACCGCTTCTTCTTTTTGGCGCTTCGTGTGCATCGGCTCTCTCTCTGTGAAAGTGGGGGGCGCTTGACTAGCATGGGACTACCGCGCCCCCCGTATCTGCCAGACCACGGGCGAGGTCCGGCAAATTCCTTGCGTGCCCGGACGGGTGAGGATGAGCCCCCGCCCGGGCACTACGGCTCTCGATTGTCAGCCACTCGAATAACTGACGCCCTAACAATAGCGGGCAAAGACTGATTCCACAATATCAGATTCCAAAAAAACCGAATCCTTGACTTCCGAACGACTCGGCAGCATGGTCGCGGGGCAACCTATGGAGGTTTCCGTGACCCAGACTTTTACCGCCGCCCAGCTCGGGCAACTCATCGCAAGCGAAGCCCTGTCTCCTGACTCCGCCCGCCTGCGCATCAAGAATTTTGTCGCCAAGGGCTACATCGTCACCCGCCACCGCTCCGATAGCGATGGCCGGGGCACGCTGCTTTTCTCGACTGGCGACGCTGTGACCGCCGCTGTCCTGTCCCGCATGGTGGACCTTGGCGGCCTTTCCAAAGAGGCCATGCAGGCCGCTGCGACGCGCCTTCAGACGTGGCGTCCGGGCGAGGGCGAGAACCCGCCGGAGAGCCCCGCCGAATGGATGTGGAGCGAATACGCGACGGCCCCTCAGACGCCGCCCGGCTTCACCTTGCACGTGGCTTGGCAACAGAAGCCCTCCGGCACCGTCAATTGCCGCGCCGCGCTTTCGCATGGCGACCACGGCGAGCTTGGCGAGGGCATGACCCTTGCCGCCGATGCTGTCCCGCTGGCGAGTCTTCTGGTAGCCGTCGATCCGCTCTTCCCGGAGCTGGCGGCGCGTATCGACCGCATGGGGAAGGCGCACTAAGCCATGTCCCTGCTGTCCCGCCTCAATCCCTTCAAGCGCGAAGCCGCTTCGGTGGCCGTCCGGTCGCTTGACGCTGCAACTGGCTCGCCGCGTCGTGCCTCTGGTATGGGGCAAATGGGGCCGATCAATTTGGAAGTGGGCGCGGGGGGCGAGATCACCGCGCGCCGCGCCAACTACCTAGCCTCGAATAACCCGTGGTGCGCGAATGGCGTATCCAATTGGGTCACGGCATTGGTGGGAACAGGTATCCGCCCGACTCCTGTTTCCGAAGATGCCGATGAAAACGCGCGCGTCGCTGCCAGTTTTGAGGCGTGGGCAGATGAAGCCGACCACGCGGGGCGGACAGACCTCTGGGGCCTGCAACGTGGGATTGTCCGGCATCTTGTCGTTGATGGCGAAGCACTGGTCCTGTTGCGCGACGAAGCAGACGGCCTGCGCCTGCAAGTGGTGCCCCCGGCGCATCTGGATCGCGCAAAATCGGTCCGCTTGAGCGATGGCCGGGAAATCTATCAGGGCGTGGAGATGGACGCCGACGGGCGGCGGCTCGCCTATTGGATACTGCCCGACCGCCCGTCGGGCGACTTTGCGGCCTACACCCCTTCCGTCCGCGTGGACGCTGCCGATGTGATGCACGTCTTCCAACCTGATGCTGCTGGACAGGTGCGGGGCCTGAGCTGGCTTGCCCCCGCAGTGTTGACCGCTTCCGAACTGGACCAGCTTACCGACGCGCAACTGGTCTCTGCCAAGGTTTCCGCGCTCTTTGCGGGCTTCGTTACTGACACCACGAACATGGGTGGTGCGGGCGAAGCCTTCCCCGACTCCGGGGGCGATATTTCCCTTGAGCCGGGGACTGTCCGCGTCCTGCCGGGGGGCACGGACATACGCTTTACTAGCCCGGAAGCAATGAAAGACGCCCCGGCGTTCACTCGGCAATATCTCTTGGCGCTATCCGCTGCGCTCGGGCTGCCCGAGCACCTTGTGAGCGGTGACGTGTCGAACGCCAACTATTCGAGCCTGCGCGCTGCGCTTGTGACGTTCCGCCAGCGCGTTGAACAGGTGCAATATGCCACCCTCGCGCCCCAGCTCTTGCGCCCGATCTGGCGGCGCTGGCTGGTGGGCGAAGTGGTCGCGGGGCGATTGGACGTCCCCGCCGACCTTCGGGCCGAATGGATAATGCCTCGCCAGCCGTGGGTTGATCCAGCAAAGGACTTGGAGGCTGTCGAAACCGCATTGCGCCTTGGGCTCACCAGCCGCTCGCAAGCGGTCAACGAACTTGGTTGGGACGCCGCCGCGCTGGACCGGGAAATTGCGACTGACCGCGCCCGGGAAGCCGACCTTGGCCTGTCCTTCAGCACCAAGGGGGCAGCCAGTGACCAATGACCTCACGTGGCGAAAGCTGGTGACTGAGACCGGCGCGCGCACTGACCGCTACGGCCCGAAGCTGACCATGAACCTCGCCCGCGCCAGTGCCGTGCGCTGCCCCCGCTCGGGCAAGCTCATGACCCGCGACACCGACACCTTCAAACGCACGGAGGCCCGCCTTGCCCCTCGATAACGCCCTGACGCGGGGCACCACGACCCGCCCCAACAGCTATGACCCGGAGACGCGCACCGTGTCCGCCGTGATCGCCACGCCGTCGCCCGTGATCCGGCGCGACGCCCGGGGGCCGTTTCTGGAAGTGCTGACCGCTGACACGCTGGACCTGTCGGGCGCTGACGGGCTGCCCGTCCTGGACTCGCACCGCACCGCCTCTGTCCGCGACCAGCTTGGCCGCGTCCGGTCCATCGCCGTGGAAGGCGACGCCGTGGTGGCCGTGCTCGAAATCACCAGCGCCGAAGACGCGGCCCCCGTGGTCCAGCGGATCGCGGACGGCACCGTGAGCGGAGTCAGTATCGGCTACCGCGTCTCGGGCTGGACCGAACGGAATACGCCGCAAGGCCGGGTGAAGAGCCCGACCGGGTGGCGTCTCACTGAGGTCACGTTGACCTCCAACCCGGCGGACCCGTCCGCCCGTCTACGGCAGAAAGAGGAACCCATGCCCGAGACTATCGAAACCCTTTCGCCGCAAGAGGCGGAAGCGCAACGCCGGAGCGACATCCGGGGGCTTGTCCGCGCTGCCGGGCTTGGCCCGGAGCTGGCCGACCAGCTCATTGACGACGAAGCCGACATGACCGCCGCCAAGGCTGCCGTCTTCGACGCCCAGCAAACCCGTCGCTCGGCCCCCGTGGTCCGCGTGCATGGCTCGAACGAAGACCCGGCCACCATCCGCACCCGGCAGGCCGAGGCGCTGGCCTATCGCATGGGCGGGCTGGAAGAGCTGCCCGAGGCATCGCGCACCTATGCCGACGTGAGCCTGATGGACATGGCCCGCGAAGCCGTGGAGCGCATGGGCACCAGCACGCGCGGCATGAGCCGGGACGAAGTGCTGCACCGCGCCGCCGCGCACGGCACCAGCGACTTCGCCCTGACCGTCATGGACGCGACGGGCAAGACCGCGATGGCGTCCTACCGAGCCGCCGAAAGCCACTTGAAGGCGCTTTGCCGCAAGCAGACGCTCCGGGACTTCAAGACCAGCACGGCAATCCGCCTTGGCGAAATGGGCGAACTGGAAGAGATGGCCGAGAATGGCGAGTTCACCGCCACCAGCCGGGCCGAAGAGGGCGAGTCCATCAACCTCAAGACCTTTGGCCGCCGGATCGACCTGACCCGCAACCTCATCATCAATGATGACCTGAATCTTCTGTCTGACACCGTGCGCGCCTTTGGCGAAGCGGCTGCCCAGACGGAAGCGGCGATCGTGGTGGCGATGCTGACCGGCAACCCGGACATGCGCGACGGCACGCCCGTCTTCGACGCCAGCCGGGGCAACATCGCGGACACCGCCGGGCTGCCGTCCAAAGCGACCTTGACCGAGAACCGCGAAGCCATGCGCCTGCGCACCGGCACCGATGGCAAGACCATCATCGACGCGCCGCCGCGCTACCTGCTGGTGCCCGCCGATCTGGAAACCGAGGCCGAGGAAATCCTTGCCGCGATCCAGCCCGGCACCACGGCGGACGTGAACCCCTTCGCGGGCAAGCTGAAGCTGCTGGTGGAACCGCGTCTACCGACGGGCACGTGGTATCTTTTCGCGGACCCGGCCCGTCTGGCCTGCCTGCGCTACGCCTACCTGAGTGGGGCCGAGGGCGTGCAAGTCCAGCGCCGCGAAAGCTGGGACACGCTGGGGCTGTCCTTCCGGGGCTTCCTCGACTTCGGCGCGGGCTGGCTCGACTGGCGCGGCGCACAGCGCGTGGCGACTTCCTGATGGCCCTGACGCTCGACCAGCTCACGCAAGCCCGTGACGCGCTTCTGACGGCGCGTGCGGGCGGCGTGCGGCGCTTCCGCGACCAGAATGGCGAGGAAGTCGAATACAAGTCCGACGCCCAGATGGCCGCCGCTCTTGCATCGCTGGACCGGCAAATTGCCGAGCTGGCCGGGCGTCGGACGCCGACCACCCTTCATTTCCGAACCTCGAAAGGAACCTGAAATGCGCAACTTTGTGCAACCCGGTGACAACCTGACCGTCACCGCCGTGGCCGCCGCCAGCTCTGGCGATGGCGTGAAGCTCGGCAATCTCTTCGGCATTGCATCGGGGGACGCCGCCATTGGCGAGCCGCTGGTGCTGGTGACGGAAGGCGTCTTCGAGATGCCCAAGGTCTCCACCGACGAACTGGCGGTGGGCGATGCGGTCTATTTCCGCACGTCCGACGGGGCTGTGACCAGCACCGCCAGCGGCAACACCAAGATCGGCGTGGCCGTCTCGGCAGCGGGCAACCCGTCCGGGACCGTCCGCGTCCGCCTCAACGGCACGTTCTGAGCAAGGGGCCGGGTGTTGGGACCGCTCGGCCTCTCAACGCGGGACTGACCATCCCGCCAGCCATGTGCGGCGCGTCTACTCTCCACGCAATGCGCTTGCCCTTGGTATCAACAGATGGAGTTGGAAGAACTGAAGCGGCTTCGTGAAGTCGCTGCAAAGCTGGTGGTGGCCGATCCTGTCTATGCCCCGATCTTCGAGCGCATAGAGTCCGACATTGCCGAGCTGGAAGCTATCGCCGCCAATGACGTGGTGGCCCGGGCACGCGCCCTCATTCAAAGCGCGACGCGCTGAATCAACCTCTGCAAGTCTGCAAGGGACGCCCCCTTGCCATACCGTTCGCGGTCAAGGGCGTGGCCGAAAAGGTCACGCCTGATCCGTTCATCAATCCCCGCCGCCAACATTCGATCTTCAAAGCTATGCCTCAATCCGTAAAGAGAATGTCCCGGCGTCTCCAAGAGCCTGTTGGCCCGGAGATACTTGTTGACCGTGGCCGAGAGGCTGGCGGAGCTGGTGCGATATTTGGGGAAGCCGTCGGGGCATTGCGCCATAGCCTTGAGACTCACGCCTGTCAGGGGGATGACGCGGCGCGCGTTACGCGTCTTGAGTTGGCGTCCGACGGGCTCAATCGAAATGTGCGGTGTGGCCGCGCCAAGCCGGATCTGATCGCTTGTGAGGGCCGCCAGCTCGCTCGGCCGCGCCCCTGTGTTGACCATTGCCAGAAGGATGCAGCGGGCTTCTTTGTTGAGCCCGTCCAGCGCCCCGGCGGCCAAGAGCTTGTCGCGTATCCAGCTTTCGGAGAAGGGCGGGCGCTGCTGTGCCTCACCTTCCTTGAAGCTGAGATCGGAGAGGGGCAGCACCAGCCCGAGCCGCTTCATGCGGTTCACGGTCTTCAGCACGTCGCCAAGGTGGATAAGGTCTTTGTTGCCAGAGTTGGGCGTGAGTCCTTGTTCGCGCATCCGATCAAACCACCAGTCGCGAAATTCCAGCATATCGTCGCCGGTAATCTCGCCAATGGCCTTGTCGCCTACCACGTCCACGAAGTTCTTCACGGCTTTCTTGCGTGGGTTTTCCCAGCGGCGGAGCTGGTCGGGGCTTTTGCCAAGCGTCTTGTCCGCGACCAAGCCCCAATAGAGTTCCAGCGCCCGAGTCACAGTGATCGGCGGTTCGCTCACGCCGCCCAGAAGGGCAGCCGCTTCGCGCATGTCCGGTTCGCCGTCTTTGCCGATCACGGCTTCCATGCGCTGCACCAGCTCTTTGCGGGGCAGCTCGGCCACGCGCGCAACGGGCAGGTAGCGGAAACCTCGAACGGCGGCGAGATTCTTGGCCGCCTCAAAACGCTTTTCCGCGTCGCTGGTGTCACCGGCAAGCCGGGCTTCCCAGCCTTCGACAATGTGCTGCCACGCGATAGGGGCTTTCTGTTGCGCGACGGTAAGGGAGTCCGTGTGCAGACTGACCCAAATACTCTTGCGCTCTTCCACGCCCTCATAGCGGCGCGGCACGCGCTTGCGCAGGTGGTAAGTGCTGCCCCGCTTCATGATGGTCAT